AGATGGGTAAGCTCAAGACTCTTGAAGACCAGATGGTCATTCAGCAGTTGCTTGGTGGTGGCTTCACTGGCGGTACGTTTGATCCTGGTGCCAATACCATTACTGGTGGCATCTCCCGTGTCAAAGGCCATGGAGTAGCTATTGAGGTTGACCTCCAGGAAGACCTGTCCCAGGCACAAGATCCCTACCAGCTTGTATCTGCTCTTGAGATTGCTCTAATGGGCCTTGTCATCCAGCGAGTTCCCCTGGCTGGCCTTCGTTGCATCGTACCTATCAATGAGTTCTCCATCCTTGTAGACTATGGCTTCATCGCTCAGTCTGCTGGTGGTTCTAATGAAACTTCTGGTACTAACTTCTCCGGCCTGACTGGTACACTCAAGGGTTATAACATACCTGTGATGGGTTCTACTGAGTTCACTCAGATGAAACTCAATCCCCATGACGGTGCTGACAACCATCTTCTGTCCAATGCCAACAACGGCAACCGATACAATGTAACTGCTGATATGCAGACTGCTCATGGCGTTATCTATGGCCCTGACTCCCTGCTTGCTGGCCGGACTATCTCCCTCCAGGGTGATATCTTCTTTGACAAGAAGACAAAGAGTAACTTCATTGACTCTTGGTTCGCTGAGGGTTGTATCCCTGATCGTTATGACAACATCGCTGTCGTTGCTTCTCCTTCTGGAGCTACCAGCAACACTGCTGTTCTTAACAAGGCCAAGGGCAAGGCAACTGCTACTCGTAGCTATAGCTAATCGCCTGTCTCACTTGTCTAACATGTGAGACTTAGAATAAATATGCCCTACCTGCCACTCTGGTTGGTAGGGTTATTTTTTGGAGGTACAATATGGCAAGAACAAAGTTAGATGCAATCAACACCTGCCTTAGAGGTATCGGTCTTGCACCTGTAGCCACAGAAGATGATCCTGATCTGGATGCTGCTACAGCAGCCCAGGTAATAGATCAGGTAACTATGGATATGCAAGCTAAAGGATGGTGGTTCAACAAAGAGAGTAACTGGAAGCTATCACCTGATGAGACCACAGGATATATACAAGCACCTCCCTCTGCTTTGTCTATTGTCACAACTGGTGCATCCAGGTGCGTAGGCTTGAGCATAAGAGGTACTAAGATCTATGATCTTCATAACCACACCTTTGACCTTAGAGATAGGGCAATCACAGATAACGATTCAGTCACACCTTACATTGAGTTCGTATTCATTACTGAGCTTGCATTTGAGGACATGCCTCCTATAGCAATGGAAGCTGCAACTTATACAGCGAGACGTATGTTTGCCCAGGACTTAGAGGTAGATGAGAAGCGATGGAAGTTCCAGATGGAAGATGAGAGGGTAGCACTGATAGCTATGTCAAGAGAAGATGCAAGAAACAGAAAGAGGAACTACCTGAGAGACAATGCAGAAGTTGTATCCTTCCTTAGTAGAGTAGGAGGACAGAACTCTGCTTCTCCCTACTCTGGTGTATTCCCTAAGCGAACTACATAGTAAACATTAAGGAGGTACAATGAGTTATATTACATCAAACCAAGGTAGGCCGATCCAGGGAGTATCTCAGCAGCCTGAGAAGACAAGGCTTCCTGGTCAGTGTACTCGGTCAGAAAATCTAAGACCTGATATCGTAAGAGGTCTTATCAATAGGCAAGGTACAGAAGCAGTCTCTGTCCTGGACAATGCAGCTCTGTCACATTACTCTAAGTGGCATCATTATGAGAGGGGTACAGGTGAAGAGTATTTCATAAGCATAGACCAGACAACCGGCAAGCTGAGAGCATGGAGTCCTGATGGTACTGAGCATATAATCAATGTTCAGAATAATACAGAAGCTGAGTACCTTGCTTGTGCTTCCCCTGCTACTACCTTGAAGATGCTCACCATAGGTGACTATACCTTCATAGTTAATACGGACAAGACAGTCTATCTTGATTCAAGGAAGTCTCCGGTACTTGAAAACATAGCTATATTCTATACTCAGTTTGCTGATTATGGGCAGCACATAGTATTATCTATTAATAACTTCTGGATTGGTACTATAATAACTGCTGATGGTACAGTAGGATCTGACAAGTATGGTATCAGACCAGAGTTTATAGCAAGCAAGATGAATAGTATCTTGCTTGGTACATCTGGAACTGAGTATAGGACACAATACTTAAGTAACATAGCAAATTATAATATAGCCCACCCATCTAATCTTTTCGCTGACACATTTACTTGGACAGTTCACAATAACACAGTTAGGATAAATAGGAATGATGGAGCCTTCTTTACCACCTATGTAACAGATTCAGCAGACAATGCTAACTCTGTGGCCATCAATGGCAAGATAGAGAACACAACTCTATTACCAGGATCAGCACCAGAAGGTTATAAGGTAGAGGTAGATCCTCCAGGCTCAACTAAGAGTGAAAACTCTAACTACTGGCTTGAGGCTATAAACACAGGCTCAGATCACATAACATGGAGAGAGACTATAGCTCCTGATATAACGCTTGGACCTGATAAAGCTACGATGCCTCATGTCTTGGTCAGAGAGAGCTACTCTCTTGGTCAGGCTATCTTCACACTCAGACAAGGAGAGTGGGCAGACAGAGAGATAGGGAGTGATAATACTAACCCACATCCAACCTTCATCAATGAAGACTACGCTCAGCCTATACAGAGTGTAGGACTCTTCCAGAACAGGTTGTTCCTAACCTCTGGTGAGTCTGTCATCATGACAAGATCAGGAGACTTCTTTAACTTCTATAGAGAGACAGCTCAAGCTGCCTTAGATACAGATCCTATAGATGTGTTCTCAGATGTAGCTAAGGTCAACTTCATCAATGCTTCTATCTACTTTGATGGTGATCTTGTATTCTTCTCTGAGCAAGGGCAGTTCATACTGGATGGCAGCAAGCCTATAACCAGAGACAATGCAACACTTAGGCAAGCCACATCCTATGAAGCACAGTTGTCAGTAGACCCTATAGCTTCTGGTGATGCTATCTTCTTTGCTTTTAACTATGGGCAGTATACAGGTATAAGGGAGTTCTTCACTGACTCTATTACCGACACTAAGAAGGCAAGGCCAGTGACAGATCATGTAAAGCAATATGTCAGAGGTAACCCTATAATCATGGCAACCTCTACTAACATAAACATGATGATTATCAAGACAGATGCCTACAATCATATCCTATACGTGTATCACTGGCTATGGCAAGGAGCAGAGAAGGTGCAGAGTTCATGGAGCATGATAGTCTTCCCTCCGACAGATCAGATACTTCACTTTGAGTTTGTAGAAGATATACTTTGGTTCATAGTGATGAGAGATGGAACTGATATTTGTGTAGAGAAGATAGACCTTGGTGATCCTGTTGACCAAATAATTGGCTACCCTATCAGACTTGATAGGAGAACAGACAGTCTTATGGTCTACTCAGCTCCTGAGGATGAATGGGTATGTCAAGATCCATATCCAGAGGTTGATGAAGATGAGCTTGTCATGATCAGGAAGAATGGTGCTTACTTCTATGACAGAGGGACAGTTGTTGACTTCTATAGATCAGGTTCTGACCTAAGGACAAATGAAGAACTCAATGCAGATCAAGGTTCAGTGACGGTGACAATAGGTAGGAAGTATTACTGCAACTACAGTCCAACCAATCCAGTGGCTTTGGATGAGAATGGATATGCACTCAACCTGGATAGGTTAGTGGTTGGCTCCTTCTACATGAACTACAATACTACAGGAGATCTCACAGCTACCATCGAATCAGATAACGGCAGTGTGAGACAATATGAATATGGTAATAGAACCCTTGGAGGAGCAGAGAACTTAGTAGGCTTTGCACCTTTGGTTGATGGTCAGCACAGAGTACCTATCAGGCAGAAGTCTGACAGATACAAGCTAACTTTTAGCACAAGTAGCCACCTACCCTTAGAGGTTCGTGACTTTGAATATAATGGGAACCTCGCAAGAAGAGGAAGGAGGTTATAATGGGAGTAGCAGCAGCAGTCATTGGAGCGATTGCAGCAGTAGCTGGTGCTGGTATGTCTTACCAGACCAGTGAGAGGCAGAAGGATGCCCAAGAGGATTACAATGATGCTCTTACAAAAGATGCTATAAGACAGTATGGTGAATTAGATAAGGCAGAATCTGATGCCATCTATGAAAGCCATGCTGAGTCTATGCAAGCTCAGAGAGAGTACCTAACAGCCAGGAGTTCAGTAGAGCTTCAAGCTGCTGCTACTGGTACTTATGGTAACTCTGTGAACCTTGCTATACAGGATCTCAATACAGGCATAGGTGGTCGTATGGCAGAGATAACATACAAGAGAGAAAGTATGCTTGATGCCATTGATCAGAAGGCTGAGCAGATTCAGAGTGCTACAGTGATGGGTGCAGATACAACTATCCAGAAGCCAAGCTACTACTCTGCTCTAAGCTCTGGACTGAGCAACTTTAGCTCAGCTTACAATGCAACCAAGGCAGTAGGCAATGCTTATACTGCTGCTGCACCGGCAAAGACCAGCTAAGGAGGTATAATGGAAAGACAGAAAGTACAGAACCCCTTTAGTATGGGGCCAGCAGTTAATAGACCCAAGTACCAGCCAGA